CTGTTGGATCAACACCGGCTTCAATAGCTTCATTTCTTAATCTCTTTTGATAATCTAATACTTGTTTAGCATAAGTGCTGTTTATTTTTTTTAATTTATTGTAAGTTGCTTCGTCTATAACATCAGTTTCAAGATCTATATTTCCTAAACCATATTTATCTTGTATGTCTTCACTATTATAAAAATCTTGAAGTTCATCTATTCTCTCAGCCATTCTAGTTGTATAATCGCGTCCTGTAGGTTCTCCAAAAATACCTAAAAGACCATCTTTTCTTTGTCCTGTAAATAAACCATATTCATCTCTCATACCCGTGTTTCCATATCCTGCATTATCAACAGTGTATTTACTTTGTAAACTTTTTGGTTTGTTTGATTTAGATGCAAAACCTCTTAATATTCCTATAGGAATAGATAATTGAGGAGGCAGAATTGCACTAAGTCCTAATGAAGTTAGAGCTGCTTTTTTTCCTTTACCTAATATATTAGAGAAAAAACCGGTTTCCTCTTCATCTTCTCCATATGGATTACTTCCTTGAACCATTATTGATTCTTCATTTAATGCAGGATCGCCTGTTTGATTTATATCAAAAATCTCTGGTCTTCCTTTAGCTGTTCCACTCATATCTAAACCAGTTGGATCATAGTCGCCAGATTGATAATTCATATAATCCAATATTTGCACTGGATCACTAGTTATTCCATAATCATAGTTAGGTGCAAATGTATTAGCAGTATTTTCAGATGCATTAGACACATATGGCGTATAACTAAAATCTGTTATAGCATTAAAATCACCACCGCCACCAGCATTTGCAAAAGCATTTGTATTTACAATACCTTGATCTGTTACAACTTCATTATCTTCTGTTGGAAGGTTAAGACCTAATCTATATTTTTCTTGCGGAAGATATTGATATTTTTTAAATAATTCTTGATCTGCTGGGTTATAAAATTTTACCATTACCTCATTCCTCCTGGTGCAATATCTAATCTAAATGTACCAAGTTTCCAGTCTTGACCAGTGCTTGTGTTAGATACTTTTAATGCGATAGATCTTGCTCGTACTCTTGTGCTTTTAAAAGTTGTGCTTGAAGTAACTGTAAAGTCTGTAGTAACAGGTGTACTGTTAGGATAATTTCTAGTTGTAAAACTAACTTGTGTGTCACCAGTTTGATTAATAAAGTCTGGAATAAATCTCATAATCCTCATAATATATTCACCATCTCCTCTAAGATCAGGTGTCCCTACTGTTTGACCTGTCGTACTTCTTTTTTGTGTGATATCAAAATCACCGGAAACAATGTTAGCCGTAACTGCAGTAATTACACCACCTGCATTTTCTTGATCGGTCCCTGTTTCGTGCTGATAGTATATACTACTTCCGTCCACATTGCCAGTAACATCATACGAAGCATTGTCACTAGGATCATAAAGTGTTGCATGAGGTTTATCATACACAGCAGAATCCTCCCAAGCAGATCTATTTAATGTGCCTGTGGTCCAAATAGGTCTTTGGGTTGTGGAATCTAGATAATTATAGGTAACAACCCTATCTACTGTAGCTGCATTAGCTGAACAATAGAACCAGTTAATTTCTCCAAAAAGGTTATTAACACCTGCATTAATTAAATCTCTAGGTACTGAGTTTAAACTATCGTAGACAAAATCTTCAACTAAACATGGAAGAGATTTTAATTGACCATCGTAATTAAAGAAACCATTTTCTGACATCCAATAAGCAGAACCATCAACTTCAACCGCAGCATTTTTACCAATTAATCCGCAGTTAGTACCTGCTTGTGCAAAAGCAAAAGTAAATGGTGATCCAACAAATTGCATCAAGAATAATGAGGTATCCGTCCAAATATATATGGCGTCCCTACCTTTAATTGCAGACATAATTTTAGAACCTGCGGCAAGTCTTTGTGAACCTGCAGTATTGTTTGCTGTAATAGTATAGTTATTAATATTTTCTTGATCAGAAAATCTTATAAACATATCATCTTGTGTAGTCTTATCCCCTATTTCAGTTTCTGTTCCAAAGAAAACCAAGTGTCTATCAGGAGTTGACACCAATACATGACGCGATGCAGTTGGTGCACCGGTAATAATAGTTGCTCTATTAGCTACTGCATTTGGAGCTGCAGCATCCCATTCAAAACATTCCCCATTATAAATAAGTGCAATTAATTTTGTACCATAATTATCTAAAACCCATAAACCTGGGTTTAATGTAAATTGTGTAGAAGAAGAAGCTTGACCCCATCCATTGTAATTTGTAACATTTGTGACAGCAGCACCAGCACTATGTGTTGCAGCTGTACTACCATTAGCACCTCTTGCTCCACCAGTTAAAGTTCCTGTTGCCGTATCATTTGCTGTGTATGTAATAAATTCTGTACCTATTTGTATTGTACCGGAAGAAGGGAAAGCTGCAGAACTTGTCAATACAACAGTTGTTCCTGTTGTATTTGTTAAAGCAGTTGCAAGAGTTGTTGTTGCAACACCATTAACTACACCACCAAACAAACCTGTACCCCAACCAAAACCAGATTGTTGTTTAGCTGGTCCAACACTATAATAATATAACGCATCAGCAGACCCTGCACCTGATAAAGGTGTGCCTGCTTCTGTAGTCGCCATTGTTAAAGTAAAAGTTGTATTGTTTGGAACAGAAGTTACCATAAACTTTTTACCTTCAAATGTTGCGTTGGTAAAAGTAGAACCAGATAGTCCTGTAACATTTTCAAACATTACGATGTCATCATCGTCTAACGGCACAGACGTAGAGACTGTTACTGTTACAACGTTTGAACTTGATGTACTTGTAAATGTTGCGCCTGAAACAGTTTTTTCTATAGGATGAATATCGTAATACGATCCTTCAGAAAAAACATAAAGAATTCTATTAGTGCCAATTGCAGAATATTTTATACCAACATTATCATCCCAGTTATGAATTGCTCTTGCGGCACCTGTTAATTTATCACCACCTAGTTGATCCCAGCCACCAATTTTTTCAGGAGTACCATATCTAAAACGTACATTATCTCCATCAAACCATTGACCTTCAGCCCCGGTCTCTGTAACTTGTTTATTAAATCCTGGTGCAAATCCTAGTTTCTGTAGCATAAATTAATTCCTAGTTTAAAATATACTAGAATACTAGTTATATCAACATGTGTTATGGGTAAAAATTAAACTATTGAGCAGTATATGCTTTACCAGAAGCGATAGCTGCATTAACTTCAGTCATGTCTTCATCTGTCCAGTAATCTTTAGCAACCATAAGTTCTAAGTGTTTAACATTTCTATCAACTGCATTTTGTCTTTCAGCTGCTTCTTCATCCGCCATTTTAGAACCATCAATAATACCATTAATTAATTCTACAGAATGACCCATAGCTGTGTAATCTTGTGCTATTTCTTCTGCTGTTTTTACTTCATCTGACATAATTTTTCTCCTTATATTGTTGCGCAAGCAACGGTTTTAGTTTTATCAAGTTTCCTAAAATTATCAATAATTATTTGTGGTTCTACCATATTATTTCTAGGGTCACTATCATTAAATTTAGCCTCATCCCATTCATCTTTCATATGAAAATGTAAGTTTTTATTGTGAGAGTAACCAAACTGAGTCCACCTCGTACTGCCCCAAATAACAACACCGTAAGCTTTAGCTGATGGTGAAAAGTGTTGTAAACAACTGTCAATACTAACGAACCCTTCAGCACCTTTCAACATTTCATGAATTTGGGCCCAGTGTAAATCACATCTAATTGTGCCCTGATAATGTGGCTCATTAGGTAAAACACAATTAATAATAGTTGTATCTTTATATTCTTCAAGTAACATATTAACTAATTGTTGTGCAAGATAAGGTTGATAGTTTCTATTTGGATTGATGTTTGTATACTGAACGTTATCTCCATAATTCCATTTAGGTTGGCCACCTGAAAACTGAATCATTATATACTTACCAATTTCATTATCAGCTAACCATTTAGTGACAGCTGCTTTGTGGTTGTCTGTATAAAGTTTACCTGTCATAGATTTATTAAAATCTACACCATGGTGTTCACAGTAACTTTCAATTATATGTTGTTTACCAAATTGAAAATTTGATTTGTATGGCTCACAATAAAATATATTATCAGACGCCATGATCCTTGGATCTTTTAACGGTATAGTTTGCTCCAATGCAAGTTTAACATCTGGATTACCTGCAAAGCAATCTATGTAAGGTGTGTATATCTGTACCTCTGATTTTTTTCTTAGTTTAGGTAGTAAAGCAGTGAATGCGGTACATTTACCAACACCACCCTCTACGACGTACGTATTAAGCATTATACTCCTTTCGATTTATTAATTACTTTCTAACGCTTCTATTCTAGATTTCAAGTCTTTATTTGTCTCTGTTAATTCTTTAATTGCATTGACTAACATAGGTATCAATGCACCTTCAGCTAGTCTTTGTCTTCCATCTAAAGTATCTTCTTCTGCCCACATACTAAAACCATCTTTTAATTCTGGGTGATTGTCTATTGCTTGTTTTACTTCTTGTGCAACAAATCCATGATTGACTTTATCATTATTATATCTTTTTTCCGAACCAGCAACATGAGTTCTCATTTCTTCTGGAATATCTTTTTCTTTTCTCCATTTATAAGTTACAGGTCTTAAATCATTAATAAAACTTAAACCAGCTGTATCATCTTGTATATCTTCTTTTAATCTTTGATCCGATGGTGCAGTAATTGAAGTTGCACCAAAAGCAATTCTTGAATCAAGAGCATTATTACCAAAAGTCACAGCATTAGCTATACTAACAACATTTTCACCAATTGATGTAGAATTAGCTGTAGATACAGTGTCAGCACAAGAACCTCTACCTATCATTATATTATTACTACCTGTTGTTATAGCACGACCAGCATCTCTACCAACAGCTACATTACAACCACCTGTTGTAACATTATACAAAGCTTCTCTACCCACACCAATATTTTCATAAGATGTTGTGACACTTGTTAAGGCTACAAAACCTACTGCTACATTGTTTTGACCTGTTGTGTTACTAGCTAAAGAATCTTTTCCTACAGCTACATTATGTGCACCTGTTGTATTAAGATATAAAGCACATTTACCTATTGCTGTATTTTGACATCCTGTTGTGTTAGATATCATTGACACATAACCGAAAGCAGTATTATCGTCTGACGTAGTATTACTTTGTAAAGCACCTACTCCACCTGCTGTGTTGTTATCTCCTGTAGTATTACTTGATAACGAAGTACGACCAATTGCGGTGTTGTCATTACCATCTGTATTAGCATCTAAACTATCTTTACCAACAGCAGTATTTCTTGTACCTGTTGTGTTTTCTAA